AGCTCGGCAAGGTACTTCTTGATGGTGGCGGCGATCACATCGTCGCCCCCCACTCCAGCGAAAGCCGGCAGGTTTCCTATGGCGCGCAGCATGACGGCCATCTCGATTAGTGTGTTCTTATTAGTCGTATCGTTCTTACCGGAGCGTTGTCCGTGGCGAGTTCTGTACTTGGTGCCCCACTGATCAACTCCTTTGATCACTGAGCTCTGCTCCATCTGGGCTAAAACGGCCTCGTCGGCCCCGCAGCGCCTCAAAAGTTCGATGTACGGTGCGTACGTATCGTGGTGCATGTGGCAGTCCTGACGGATCCCGTCAACAGTGATGTAGACGATCTCCCCTTCAGGAAGGTTCTTCTCAAAGTAATCCAACATAGCGTCTAGTTGGTCAGCGCGTTTTCCGGGCGTATACACCACCTTGCCAAATAGGCCAGGGAGGCCGTGCGCATTGTATTCAGCGCATTTCTTGGACATGGCGTGCACAAAAGGTGCGGTTTCTGCTGACTCTTCGGCGGTTGAGGCTTGGATGACTCGAGGTATAACGAACTGCGGGCCGTCGGGATCGAGGTGGGCTCCGGTGCTTGCCGGATGTAGCTCCACAGACTTGTAATAGGTCTCGACCTTCGGGTGTGCAGTGGTCTTTGCATAGGCCTTGCGAGCTGGGAGAACTGAGCAATTTTCTTTGCCGAATCTTAAGCGCTCTTGTTTCTTACCCGGAAAGTGTTTTACCCATTCGTCGAAATTGGCTTGCACTGGTTCCAGGGGAAACATTGCGCAGAATTCGCGTACACGCTGTTCGTGCGTCCAGTACCCCGGTGCGGGGGTCGGGACCTTCTTCAAGACGCGGTGGCACAATCCTAGGTAGTTGTTGTGGGCGCAGAAGCAAGTGCGACACATCTGCACTCCTTCCCACGCTATACACGGTTGATAAATTGGCTCTTCCACACAAGGTAGTGGGAAGTCAGCGCCTGGGGTGATCTTTGCGTCGTCACGCAATTCGACATTGGGAGTCTTCCTCCCGAGCTCTTCGTTGTTGCCTGCGCAGTAGGTGGTCCCGACCTTGATTCCCCCGCGGATCGCGGTAGCCATGCCAGTGTAGTTCGTGATTTCATCGACGAACTCGGCGCACTGGTTAATGCCCAGTGAGGTGGCGGCTGCGGGTTTCTTGGCTTGGATGTACCCTTGCGGGTTGCTGGCGGTGGGTTTCAGAGGTAGAGGTTTGATTCGCTGTTCTCTGGCCTTTTCCCCGTATTCCGCTTTAGTAACGTCGTAGTAAGCCTGTTCGGCTTCGTCTTCGTCGATGCCCTCGAGCACGCTGGAAATGCTCGAATCCACGGCTCCAGGGGCCGCGTTTCGAGGCTTTGATAAAGGTCGGACCTTGAAAGATCGCGACTGCCAGAGCATCTTAATGTATTTACAGAAGACCTCATACTGAGCCTTGGCGTAGTCAACGGCGGTGGATGCCAGTAGTTTAGCTAGATACCAGCCGCCCTCAACGGGTCGGCTTTTGGCTAGCTTGCCTACGGTGCGGTTCCACAAAGCCTTGATGAACGGTTCGTCGTGGACAGTCATGAGGCCGCATGATTTGAGGGTGACGGTGATCATCCCTATCAGAATTACTGAATTGCGGAGGCCTTTCATGCTGAGCAAATTGAACAACGGCTGGAGCGCTTTGGCTAGTAGTATTCGAGCGGCGCGTGTGCCTCGCTCGGTGGTGTTGGCGACGTTGACTAGGGCTTTGAAGGTGGACCGAATTATCCCCGGCTCCATAGTCTTGTAGAAAAGGGGCACCAGTGTGACTCCCTGCATCTGGTTGCGCACGCGCTCCAAGCTCGGCATATGCTTCTCAGCTTCAGCCGTGGAGTTGATGGCGTGGTAGAGTCCCAAGTAGGTGGCCATTGACAGCATGTCTGCCTTATCGGCCATTGGGACGTTCCAGGAACGCAGGAGAGTGCGACCTATTCCTACAGCGTCGTTGAATGTCAAACTTTCGTCCTTGCCTTGACAAGCGAGCGAAATGGCGGCCACAAAGTCCTTGAGCACATAAATACGTGTCTTCGCAAACACGACAAACCTGCCCACGGAATATGCGGTGCCGAAGTCCCGCTTGAAGGGGTATACTCGGCGTCCTTTCTTGGATTTAGGTGGGTATTTCAGCTTGGAGGTGGTTTGGACCCCGTCAATGAATTGCCCCACAGGTCGGAGTGGCGTAAAGCCGAAGTCCAACTGGCCGTAGTAGTCGCTGCTGCCAAGTATTTCGCTAGCTGGCATAGCAGCCGGGCACTCGCCCGGGAGGCATAGTACATGGAGAGTCTCCATGCCTGCCTGGCTCCACAGGCAGGACCAGGCAAGATAGGCCTGGCGACGATACTTATGCTTGAGTCCTAGGGGGTCCTTGAGAATGGTCTTGACGTTGTCGCCAACGACGTCGATCGAGCCAGGGGCTAACCAATCCGCGGCATCATGTTGGTAGTTGTTGAACCTACCAGCCACTTCCTGCATCGTGACGATGCACTTGCCGTCGTCGGTTGCCCGCCTCTCGTATTTGAACTCGATGTCGTGGCCTTCGACCTTGAAGAAAGCTCCGCGTGGAGAGTCGAACTTCAGCTGGGTCGCATACATTGTGAGTGAGTACGCGTCAGGCCTCTCGGTTGACTTGGTTCCCCATTGGACAAACATGGTGTGCAATTGCTCAGGAGTTAGATAGAATATGCGGTCTTGGATGTAGACGGCATCATAGCAGCCACGCTCGCTGGTTGTTTTGCAGTCGCAAAGCCAGGGTGGGTGCAGACAGCTGTTGGGTACGGTCATGCCGTGGTAGCGCACTGGGTCCCTCGGAGCTAGAGGGTAAAAGCTGTAGTGCAGGCTCAGGCCGAAATCGTGTTGCACGTGGCCGGGTTTAACGCCGATCATCAGCACGCGAGCACCTGGGCGATCGTAGGCGATCTTGCTCAAAGTTCGGTAGATGGCAAGACCACGCATGTCATGCGCGATGGGGTGCGTGTGATTGACCCGCGGAGCGGTTTGATAACGTATGTCAGCATTGTGATCTGCGATGAACTTGAGTTGTTCGGCATCCATGTACAAATTGCTGACGTACGGCGGTGGCGGCTCACGCTTCGGCGGTTCATCACCTGATTTCTCAGGCTCAACGCTTGCGGCGGCGGCAACTTCCGTCTTAACGATGGCCGGTTGTTGAGCAGTCGGCGCTGCGGCGCGATATA